TACCAGCGGATCTGTTGCGTAGGCTGCTTTAGCTAATGTTGTAGATACGCCACCGGCTTTAGGTGCAACCATTGCGCCACCAGTAAGAACCGTGGATATATCCGCGAGGACTCCAGCGGGATCGGTAGCAATGGCTTTCTTTGCCCCTTCCACACTGCCGTAACGCTCGGTATAAAACTGACCTACCTTGTTAGCAAGTTCCCTAGAGGCTTTATCTTCGCCAATAGCGCGAACCATGCCTTCGGGGAGGATGTTTTGCAGGATACCTGCGCCAAGATCAATGACTGTTTTAGCTGTTTGGATTGGGCTTGTAACGGCTTCAACGACACCGCCAATAACGTTGCCTAAAGACTTAGGGAAGTTGGTAATTGCCCCTTCTACGACTTGACCGGCAGATAATGGCTTTTGCTCAGGCTTTTGGCCTAAGACGGTATCTTGATCCCACCAGTTAGCCATAATTAACCACCCTTCTTACGCACTTGACCCTGCGGGTCTATATAAACTGAACCGTTAGGCAGCCTGTCATACTCTGCTTTAGAGTTGACTTTGATAGGATTTTGTTCGTTTCCTACAGGCGTTTGCGGTGTAACGCTAGGCGTTAAAGCATCAATCGCAGACTTGCTATACCCCTGCGCTCTAGCCGCGTCTGACATTTTCTTAAACGCACCTTCTGCGACTTCTGCCTGCCTGCCAAGATTGGCTTTGATTTGCGTCGGAGACATACCAGGCGTGACCATTGCAGATTCAAACGCAGAGGCTTCTGTTCTAGTAAGCGCGGAACCAAACAGTTGATTTCTAATCTGGTTTGCAAAAAGATCATATTGTTGCCACCACTGACCGAAATCCTTTTTAGCCGGATCGTCAGAACGCAAGGCAAGCATAATCGCTCCCCTACCTAAAGCGTCCATGCGATAGCCGCCATAATCATCTTTGAAGTTATTAGACAGACTTCTAAGGTTGACAGCGTTTTCTGATTTGCTAGCAAGGTCGTTAAGAACGGGCCCAGGCAAAGGTTTGCCATCTTTTGCCTGCTCTTGTTTTGCTCTAGCTTCGTCTATTCTCAAGCTAACCAATTGATTGCTTAACGCAGTTGTTACCGCACGATCTTGCCTTGACTCATCACGTTGTAACGCTTGCGAGTTCATGCTCGTCAAACGCTCCATTGCTTTATTAAGCGTATCCTCGTCCATGTTGGCAAAACTGCGCTGCAACTGCGAAGCAAATGGAAGAATTGAAGGATGGATAACGCCGCCTTGTATTAACGGCGTGAACGGATTCTCATTAGTCCCCGTTTGTTGCGTCGGAGCCATAACGGTTTGAGTTTTCCCATTAAAGTCAGTGACAACAAGGGACTCGCCTTTCTTAATACTTGTTACAGTAGGCTTTCCGGCAACCGCGCGGAAGTTACCGTCCGGCATCCGTTCATAAATAATTCCGCCGGCCTCTTTAGTTTCAGGTTGCATCGCCCCTTGAATTGTCTTTGCAGCAGTTAATGCCTTGTCAATAGGAACACCCTTAGAGACAGCAGCAGACAATAAACGCTCGACATCAAGTCGTGGCATACCGTAAGTTTTTTGTTCCTCATAAGGTTCAGAAACTCCCATCGCTTCAAGATCAGGAGAAAACCGTTGCTGAGATGTAACGGGCCTTACTATGCCAGCCCTTAGAACTTCTGGAAGATTTGCCTCGGCTTGCATCTGTTTCTGCATTTGTTGCAGTTGTAACCCTGTTACACGATCCTGCACCGCTTGCTGCATTGCACCGCGGTAGGCTTGCTGTCCAGACATCAAACCTTGGCCGATGATCTGCCCGATGTTTTGTCGTTGTTGAGATGGGCCAGAAGCCATAAGTAAGCCAATACCCGTACCCAACAAACCCTGACGCTGTGCTTCTTGGCGGAGTCGCTCTGCATCCTCTGCCCCCATGAGTTGCCCCATGTAGGATGGTTGACTTCCAAACAATCGAGCTAAGTATTCGTCCATACCGTCCTCACAACAACGATAACCGCTTGCGCTGGATCGGCTGCGGTAGTAACTGACCAAAATCTGCTTGTGCTACCTGTTGACCTCTACGGATACCAGGGGCTCCACCCATTGCCATAGGCTGAGACTGTTGCAATAGCCCCATGCCTTGCATACCCATACGCAACGCGCTCGGAGTTGCTTTTGCTAACAATGGGTTAGCTGCATTAGCAGCGGCAGACGCAGCATTTACAGAAGCGATTGCCTCAGCCGCCATAGCAGCACCAGCCGTTTCTGCGGCAGCGCCAGTTCCTATCGCTTCTGCTGCAAGTATGACTTCTGGGCCAGCCATTATGCTAACAATGCCTTTCCTGCTAGTGCCGCGCCAAGAACTCCTGCTAGAGGATTAGAGTAACTAGGTTGAATCGTTTGCATACCAGCAGGAGAACCATAGGCAGAAGATAAAAAGTTCTGTAGGTTCATATAAGGCATTTGTTGCTGATAATTGAACTTCTGGATCGCGTCTGCAAGTGCAGCTTGTTGGTACTGCTCTGCTGTCTGACCAACTTGCGCGAGTTGCGCAATATCCGTGTAGTCCTGTGCCGCCATGCCTGGTGCAGCACCAATCGCAGCCTGTTGTCTTGCTCGCTCTTGTTCGTACAAGTTAGCGCCCAAGCCAAGCGCAGACATCTGCCTTGCTCGCTCATCTCCGTAGTTCTGATAAGCAAGTTGTCCTGCCTGACTGGTTATCGCATTTGCTAGCGCACCTTGTGCCCTTGCTTCTTGGCTCATAAGGGCTTCGTTTGTGCCATAACGTCCAGATGCAGAAGCCTTAGACCGCATTTGATTGATAGCGTCCTGATAAGCCTGAGAAGCCTGCGTAAACCCAGGCTGTAGTGCTTGAGTTAAGTAAGGATTAGGCCCAAGGAAACTGCCACTTAACGTGTTTTTCAGAACAGGGTTAAATTCACTCTTAAGCGTTGCCGCTTGGCCCCCGCCAATCTGACTTGCAAGCTGTTGTTGCGCCAAAGGGACAAGCGGATTGCCTTGCATAGCCCTTGTCTGCATAGCAGAGAGCGCAGCCTGCGTCTGTTGTGATGGGCCAATGTAGGTTTGTCCTGTGTAGGCTTGCGGGCCTCCAGTAGCATAGAGACGTTGGGCCTCAGATAGACCGTATTGAACATAAGGGGCTTGAGACGGGTCTAATTCCGTCCTCGTCACCGTGTTTGTTGAGCCACCAGACATATCAAACCTCTCTTACCCACTTACGGGGCCGAAAACCTAACGCCTTAGCTTTGCGATCCCAGCCTTTACGCCACGAATCAAAGCTGATAGTCCTTGCGCCACCTTCTCTCGCAAGAACGAGAACATGATCCATGCCTGCATCAAAATCTCCCTTGCCATAAGCGCACCAAATATGCAAATTATCGCTGATAGGCTGAAGAACAACAAACCCGCAAGGATAACTGTCCTCAAAGTACATCCAAAGAAGTGATCGTCCCGCAAAACAGTCTGCGTAAATGTCCTCCGGTATCCACTGCTCCGGACTTTTCTTGAGAATGACTTCCAGTCCTGCCCTAACGAACGGCCAAATTTTCCTAAGTTCTTCGGGTTTGATGTATCTTGCATTCATCCCACCACCACATATCCATAGGTTTTATCGGAGGTTGCATTGGGGAAATGAGTAATCGTCGCAGACCCGTTCGTAACGCTAGAAACATACACCCAACCGTTAGAAAAGCCCCCAACAAACTGCATCGTGGCAATCACAGAAGGAGTAGCAGGCCGCGTAGGACTCGATTGAGCGGGGATTTGCTCGATGATGACAAGCGTTGAGCTTGTAGCCCACATCAACTCAATGTAATCGTTAGCAGCAAGGTCTACAAAGAGATTTAGCGCGGCAATAACATGGCCTTTTACCGACCCATGCTTGGAATCAATCGAGAATCTTGAGTTCGAGTCAGCAATATCAGTCCCGTTCTTCCTAACCCATACGTCTACATCCTGGATCTGCGAGTCATCGTTAGCAAACTGGATTGAGAACTGAAAGTTGTACTTGCCAGCAGCTCTGACATTGATCCTGCTTGAGTTGGAAAGGTAGACGTTGTTCGTTAAATCGGTATTGGAAAGCGTAATCGCATACGCCGTTGTTGTGCTTGCGGCAGATTGGTCGTTAACGTCATAAAACGAGCCATACGGGATCGAATCAGCGTAAGCAGCAGCAGAGTAGGGAACAAGGATGATCTTGCTTTCTACCCCTATTCTCGCGTCTGTGATCGTGGTTGTGGTGGCGTTTCCTGTGTTGAGCGTTACCGTTCCGGTGTTATTCGTCTTACCGTCCATGATGCCACGGACAATTTCAGCAACGGCTCGCTGGTCGCCACCAAAAGGAGGTAGCGTACGAAAGATCATCGCATACCCTGTGGGGTTAGCGTTACATCTAAACCTACAGCGGCAGACCAGACCCCTGTAGGTATGGCTTTCACTCGATGATAAGTTCCTGCTGAACGCAAGCCAATACGGTTATCGGTATTAGCCGAGTAGGTCTCGCCAGTAAAGTCGGTCTGTTGGTTAAGCCTACGCCTAGAGTTCACCTGTACGGAACACGAGCCACCCTCAACAACAGGTCTAATAAGCGTCATCACTGAAGGCATGTCGTTTAAGGCTAAATCAGGCGTGACAATGTTTGCTGTCAAAGCAGATCCAGAGAAGGCGACAATCTTTTCGCCTAACGTACCTGTCAGTAAGTTAGATGTAACCGTGTACCCAAATGAGTCTAGGCTTGCAGGGAGCGCGTCTAAGCTACCGTATACGTCTAGCTGCTCTAACGTGAGCCCAGAGGACGAAGTTGTCGTTATGGCGGTCGAAGAGGCGATCGTGTCTACGTTGGCAATGGCATAAGACCACTTAGACAAGTTAAAGTTGTAGATCAAAAGCGCAGTTGTCTGATTGACGGTCTTAAAAGCCCAGATAACAAGGTTCTTAAGCGGGTCTACAGCAGCCGACATCGTTGCAAGTTGAGAAATATCAACCTGCGAAAAGAACCATCTATCGACCTTTTCTACGGAAATAGACTTAACTTCTTGCCCGTTAGTGACGTAAAACCCGTCGTCAGACAAAAAGAAACTCGACCCGCCGTACTGGATGATCGAGTTCGGCTCAAGACAGCCAAGACCCCGTGAAATCGTATCAAACTGAAAAACAAGCGGACTACCAACATACGACATCCGCACTACCGCGCGATCCATGAAAACAATACCGTACTCACCACCAGTCAAACCCTTTACATGCCCACCGTCTGGGATGTCCTGGTAGTCAGACTGTGTGGTTGCCGATGGTGTCCAGTCTGTCTCATCACCTAACGCGCACCATTCAACGCGATTAGGGTAGATTGTTGATCCGTTATTGAAGCCTGCAACTACAAAGTCTCTGACCGTGGTTACATACCTGGACTTAGGCGCAGCAACACCAAGGTCTACAAAGGCCGTGGACGAACCCATGAGATAACCCTGAAGCCTGTCACCACCGTTGGCCGCGATCACTCGATTGCCGAATTGAGTAAAGCGCCACTTCTGATCTGAAGGCGTTGTATAACCACCTGCCTTAGAAACATTAGTAAGGTTGAGGTTTGTCTCTAGCTTGAATAACTTGGTATCACCACCTGAAAAAACAGTTACCGCTTCGCTAGGGGCGGCGGCAGCAACAACGGCATTCAAGACCTCAGAGGCAGCATTTGACCACTCAGAAGGCGAAGATATAGGGCCATAACCAACTTGCTGAGGAATAACGTTCTTAGCGTCTACAAGCGCACCAGCAACCCCAGGTTGATCCGGTAGCCACTCGCCAAAGTTCACTCTCATCGCTTCGCTACCGTCATGGTTAGCGGCACACCTGAATACTGACTCTCTTCGTCAGACCTTGTTAGCGAGAAGATCGCGCGATCATAAAGCGTACCCCAGGTTTGCAGCCTGGGATCGTTCATCAGGTAAGGTTCTGCTTCACCTAATGACGCGTAGAGAAGTGCGTCCGGACAGGTCGTAAGCCAGAGATTTGACGTGTTGCTTGTAGAAAGAAACGCAGGCGCGGCGTAGTAGAGGATCTTGATTTCGTAAGTGCTGTCAGGAATTGGGGCAAACTGAATCGTAGTCCCAAGGATGGTATAGAAAGCCGGTACACCACTTTCGTTCGTCCTACCGTTCCGAATGAAGATGCTCGGCGTTGAGAACGTAATAGGGAAGTCGGGGTCAGAGTCAACGTACACATCCCTTGCTTGCAGGAAGTCACTAGGGATGTTAATTGTCGAGACTCCACCGGTCGCCGTAACCGATGCTTGCGTAAGCATTTGCCGCAAGCGTAAATCTCTACGGAGTCGAATCTCTGCGAGTTGGATGAAGTCAGGGATCGCGGAAGTAAGATCATCTCGCGAGAGATAGTTAGCTATCGTTGTTTGTAGTTCGCTGTAGGTGCTTAGGGCCATATTCGACATCGCTCCACCGGTATTCGTGCGTCCCGATGTGTCCTATTTCGAGGCTCAATTCGTGATCCACGAAAGTCTTTATCCCGTGGTCTAAGGCTTTCACGCAAAAATGCACATCTC